GATGACGCTGTGCTGGATCGCCGAGACCCGGCGCCGGAAGTCCAGCAGCGCGACCCTTGTGTTCGAGAAATTGCCGCGCGCCGCATCGCCGGTCAGGTAAGGGTAGGGAATGCCCAGCGCCGCCGCGATCTGCAGCAGGGTCCGATATTGAAACGGCTCATAGGTCGAGCCCGAATCCGGGGTGGCGGGGGTCGAGACATCCTCGCCCGGATCGAGGCGGACGACCTGGCCCGGTTCCACCTCCAGATCCTCCTCCGCCGGTTCCAGCGGCGTTTCCGGGGCGGGCGAGGTGATGAACATCGCGAACATCGCCGCGGTCTTCTTCCGCTCCAGCTCGGCATCGTCATAGAGGTCCAGCGTGAAGAGCTTCACAATCGCAGGCGCGAAACGCGACACGCCGCGCAGTTGACCCGCCTCGACAGGGTCCAACACATGGACGATCTCCGAGGCCTGAACGCGCACCGTCTCGCCCGCCAGCCCCGGATCGGTCATGTCGCCCGGATGGCGGCGGAGCAGGTGATAGGCCACGCGCCGCCCGATGCCGTCGAACTCGATGCCCTGACGGATGGTCCCGCCGCCCGGCAATTCCCGGTTCAGATCCATCGGCAGCATCTCCGAGGGCAGCATCTGCAGTTGCAGCGGCACCGACAGCCCGTCCTCGGGGCGGCGCGGACGCAGACGCAGAAACAACTCGCCCGCCAGAAACAGCTCGCGGGCGGCGCGGCGCTGGAGACCATAAAAGTCCGTCAGCCCCTCGGCATCGGCCTCGTCGGTCCAGCCAAGCCAGAGTTTTTGGAGCGCTTCCTTCTGCGCGGCATTGGCGATGGAGGATGAGGGTTTGATCCCGTCACCGACCACATTGCTGGCGAAGGCTTCCACGGCACCGCTGGCATAGCCGTTGTTCCGCGCCAGCCAGCGGGCCCGCGCGGTAATGGTCTCGCCCGCGCCCGCGATCAGGGTATTTACATGGGCGCGGCTGGCGCGGAAGCCGCGCAGTCGACGATGGGACTGTGCCGCGTCGAACCCGCCGATGATCACGCCGAGCCTTGCCCGGATGCCGTCGAATGCCATGGATCAGAGCCCCTTCGTGGCGACGGTGCCCCAGCGCCGACGACGGGTCGTGCCAGCGGCGCGGGCAAGGCGGGCTTCCAGATCGCGGATCGCGGCTGCCAGTTCCGTGTCCGATCCATAAGTCAGGGTCTTGCCGTCATAGCTGACGCTGCGCAGCCCGCTGAACCGGGCCTCCTGCAGCGCTGAAAGCAGCGCCTGCATCCGGTCGATCTCCATCTCTCACCTCATGAAACGCGGTGTGTAAGTCTGCCGCTTGCGGCGTGGCGTGGTCGGTGCGGCACCGGCCTGTCGAGCAGGCGGGTCAGGCGTCGGTGCTTGTTCACCTGCGGCGTTGGCACCGCCGCCGCCGACATCCGGAACCGCCGTCACCACCCCGGCCTGGTCTTCCAGCTGCCGCCACATACGTTCGTCCCAGCGGTCGGCCCCCATGATCCAGGCGGCGGCGCGGGCATAGACGCGGGTGTCGAGCGCCTCGTTGCGCTCGCGCAGCTTCTGCCATTCCTGACGGGCATAGCCGCGCTTGTTGCGGACCGTGACCAGCTGCTCGGCCACCAGCTGCTTCAGCCATTCGCTGTCGGCCCAGTCCGGCAGATGGATCATCCCCGGCGGATCGGGCTGACCCGCCGTCCTCTCTTCGTCCGTGGGCCGTTCCAGCCGCAGGAAACGATAGGTCTCGATCTTGAAGGTGGCCGTGGCGACCGACCAGAGCCGGGCGCCGCGCCGCAGGCGCTTTCCACCCACCGTCGCATCGACGAAGGTCGGGCCGGAAACCGGCGTTGCTCGGTTGAAACCCTCGAGTCCCTTGACCGGCACGACCTGTTCAAACCCCTGCGCCCGCGCCCAGGCATAGACCGCCGCTGCCTCATAGCCGGTATCCACGGCCAGCTTCGCAATCGGCATGACCGCGCCATAAGCGTGCTGCCATGTGCGTGACAGCAGCCTGGTCAACTCGGCCCATGCCGCCGGGCTGTCCGGACCGCCCGGGATGACGATGTGATCGACCAGCCAGCTCTGCAGCCCGCGTCCCCAGGCCCAGATATCGACCTCGATGCGGTCCTTCTGGATATCTGCGCCTGCGGTCAGGAACAGACCGCCCTCGGGGATCTGGGCCGCGAACACCTTGCGGCGGTCGGCGAGCCGCTGCCATTCCGGCGCCTCGCCGCGCTCGACCCAGGTCTCGCCCAGAAGCGTATTGCGTGCCGCGCGCAGCATCTCGTCATTGCCCTGCGCAGCCAGCCATTCCCGGGCGATCTGCTCCCAGCTCTTCCAGCCGATGGGCGAATAAAGCGCCGAGAGGTGATAGCCGACATGATGCGGGTCGGCTGCAACCGCCGTCGCCCGCCATTCGCCCGCCTCCAGCATGGCGGTTTTGTGATGCTCGGCGATCAGCGTATCGCAGGCGTTGCAGCAGTAAGAGGCCGTTTCCGGTCGGCCCCTCTCCCAGCGCAGGCGCTCGAACTCCAGCCACTGCATCGCGCCGCAATGCGGGCAGGGCACGAAATAGCGCCGCTGATCTGAAGCCTCGAATTCCTGCTCGATCCGGCTCAGCCCCCGGATCGTCGGCGTCGAGACCAGAAACACCTTTCGGCGATGGGCGAAGGTGGTGCTGCGCGCCTCAGCCAGCGTCACCGGATCGCCCTCTTCATCGGCCGAGGGCGGATAGGCGTCGATCTCATCCAGAAACAGGTAGCGCGCGGGCATCGACCGCAGGCCCGTGGCCGAGTTCGCCCCGGTCAGGACCAGAATGCCGCCCGGGAATTCCTTGGACAGCATCGAATTCCCGGCGTCGCGCGACCGCGCCGGGCTGACCCGTTCCCTGAGCGCAGGCGAATCCGAAATCAGCGGATCGAGCCGCCCGCGCGAAGCGCGTTTGGCCATCTCCACTGTGGGCAGCACCGCCAACATCGGGCCCGGCGCGTGATGGATGACAAAACCGATCCAGTTGTTGCCCGCTTCGGTCGCGCCGACCTGCGCGGCCTTCATGAAGCTGATCCGCTGCGCCGGATGGCCGGGCGAGAGCGCCTCCATGATCTCGCGCAGATAGGGGGTGCGCGCGGTGCGGTAGCGCCCCGGTTCTGCGGCTGCCCGCGAGGACAGCCAACGATGTTTATCGGCCCATTCCGAAACCGTCAGATCCGGATCGGGCCGGATGCCGCGCGACCAGGCGCGCAACATGTCCTCGGCGCCCTCGAAGCTCAGATCGGGTGCGGCGATCCCGTTGTCATTAGTCCCATCGTCTTCATTCAAGAGAAACCTTGAGATCGGCGAGGGCGGCAAGCTGGTCTCGGACATGGGTTTCCAGCACCCTCTGCAGCACCCCGGTGCTGATGCTGATCGCTTCTCCGGTGGTCTTTTCCATCTCGGCCGAGAGTTCCGCCGCCATGATCGCGGCGACACGCGCGGGCCATGTCACCCAGGCATCGCGTTCCTGCCGGGCCAGCCGGAAGACCAGCGTCTCGGCCCGGGCCCGGTCGACCAGCACGCCCTTCTTCTTCTGGATCGCGATCTGGCGTTCCTGCGCCTGATACACCGTCAGCGCCGTCCGGGCCTTCAGATAGGAGGACGAGTCGCCCGGGCCGCTGATTGACGGGGCGGCGAGACTGTCGGCGGGGCGGGTCGGCCTGTCCGGGGTCGGCGTCTGCTTTGCGGTGCCGCCCTTGGACCGGTTCTGCTGATCCGGGTCTGTCGTGGCTGTGCGCCTTGCGTCTGAGGCCGCTGCGTCAATGGAGCCGTCGGCAAACAGCACCAGCCTGCCGCTCTTGCGCGCCTTCTGGATCGCTCCGCGCGACAATCCCGCATGGGCCGCATAGGCCCGCTCGCTCATGCCCTGCATGGCAGGCCCGTCCGAAGTTGATGGTGATGTGCATCATAAAGCACGGTTATTGCTCCGAATTCTCTACACTTCAGGGCACGTCAGAGCGATGCTGCATCAACGACACGATGCACCCGGAGACCGAAATGACCCGCAAACCCGCCCGCACCAATGACTCCGCCCTGTCCGCCTTCATCGAGAAGAAGGCCGAAATCGATGCCATGCTCGCCCGGCTGCAGGCCTTAAGCGATGACCATTTCGGGGCGGGCCCGAATCAGGTGAACTGGAGCGACCTCGGCGGCCTCGAATATCAGGCCCATTTATTGAAGCAGATCAGCGACTTCGCTTTCGGCGAGGGCGAGCACGCCGCCTGACGCGCGGGTCCGAACCGATGGCCCAGCCCCGCTGCAAGCGGGGCTCGCCTCCGTAGAAGCCGACAGCGACCTGCGGCGGCGATACACGGAGCCAGACATGACAAAAGTCACCGACACCCAATCCCTGATCCTGACCCGGGCCAGCGCCCGGCCCGGCAATCTCGCATTGCCGCTGCCCGAGGGGCTGCATGGCGCGGCGGCGAAGATGGCCATCGGCCGGATGATCAAGCTCGGCCTCATCGAAGAGGTCGATGCCAATCTCCGGCGCGGCGAACCGCTCTGGCGCGAAACCGGCGACGGGCATGGCACCACGCTGATCGCGACGCCCGAGGGGCTTGCAGCTGTCGGGATCGACCCGGTCGTGGTGAAAACCATGGCGGGCCTGCGGGATGCCAAGCCCGAGGCCATCGCCGCCGCCCAGCGCCCTGGTACCAAGCAGGCGCAGCTGATCGCCATGCTGCAGGCGCCAGACGGCGCGAACATCGCCGAAATCGCCGAAGCCACGGGATGGCAACACCATAGCATCAGGGGCGCCATTTCCGGCTCGCTGAAGAAGAAACTGGGGCTGACGGTGACCTCCGAAAAGGTTGCCGAGAGAGGAAGGGTCTATCGGCTAGCCGGGCATGTTGACCCCGCGATCCGATAGGATCAGCCCGTTGAATGGCGGCAAAGCGGGACATTTCTGCCGTTCGCAGCTACAGCAGGAGGATCAGAGCAACCGCAGCGATTTTGCCCTATCGGACAACCGAATGATCATACCGAACAAGCAGTTGAACTCCGAGATATCTAATCCAACGACATACTTCTATGTAGTTCCGGCCGTTTTTTCTTCTGTCCACTTGCGAAGCTCCTCGAAGTATCCCTGTTGCTGGTAATTATCGACGATTGCCGATACCGCCTGCATGATCCTGCAGGCGGCGTCGTTGAATGAACGATCCATGGCTAAGCGCTTGGGCTGCATCGCATGCCGGTTGGCGATCCTATCAACACGTTCGACCGTTGGTGGATGCGTAGCGGGGTCTCCCATCGCATAAGGTGCCTTTGAAACCGTACGCAGGAGTTCCAGCGACAACAAAAGCAGGGTCCCGCCTGCGCCAGTCGCGATGTAGGGATTGTCAAAACCTAGTGGTTCCGCCCGAATGTATTCGGCCACGCGCATAGCGAAACGATCTGCCTTAAATTCCTCTTCGAATGGATCAGCTTCTAGCCCACGGTTTCCAACAACGTAGTGGCCATACTCATGCGATATCGCGAAGTACTCCATCGCCCAGGCGACCTGCTCGAAGATTAGGACCTCCTCCTTCGTGGCAGGCTCAAACGGCACCAAGGCATGCGTTCCGGTCACTGCAAACGAGCCGAAGACACGGACCCAATAGTGGCACAGCTTCTCATTTTGCAAAACCTTCGAAAGATCGTCTTTTTCTGACTTCGGAGCGAGATCCCAGTGTAATGGATAGGCAAGCAGTGTTCGCGTATAGGCTCGTGCGATCAGTCCGCACCAACGGAAAAGGAAGGAGCTGACAGAGATCGTTCCTTCGGGCAGGAATGGAACGCCTACGAACTCCGCCTTGGGTCCAACGACCGGCTCAATGCCGACCAGCGCGGGCCCGAAGTTTGCAATCCCCATCTCGTCGATTGCCGCGTGTACGCGATCCGCGATCTTCCTCGCATGCGCTTCCAGTCCAGGCCCAACACCGGGACTAGTCGCATCCGCCACAGGCTCGCGGTTCGCGTCAGCCGCTTGTAGACGACGTTCGATATGCGTGTCGTCCCAACCAGCCGCTCTTAGGCCTTCGGAAATGCGTTGGCGCTCCTCAGTCAGATCGTAGCTGACGTCTTGCAGCGCTGCCTCTGTCCGCGCTGCAGCTTGCGCGAATACCTGCCCCCAAACCAATCGTCTCGGATCCCCATACTCACTCAAATGCCTACCTCGTGTCGCGTCGCTCAAGGTTTATTACGATTGCCGGTGCGGAGTGCAACGCTCATCAATGAGTTCCGTTTGCGATCTTCCCT